CAACCGCCGCCGCCTCGCGCACGTCATAGGTCGGCGTCCACCCGGCGTCGGCCGGCTCAAGACCGTCAATGTCGACGCGCTCCGCAAGCATCAGCAGATCGTCCACCTCAGCAACCGTCAGCGGACCAGGGCCGGTGTCCCATTGGGTATGCGTCTCGATCAAGCGGCGGGCGGTCGCGGCGTCCATTAGTCGGTCTCCGCATCGATCTTCGTGGGTTTCGCCGCCTCAGTCGCCGCCTTGCGTTCCGCCGCTTGCTCCCGGAGGTTCAGGTCATACGGCGAGCCGTCTTCGTAGCGCAGAATATCGACGGCATCCCCGTACACCTTGGTCGCGGCATCGGCGCTTGACACCACCACCTCGGCCCCTTTGGGATAGGCGGCGTTGCGCCGGAAGCGGACCAGGACAGGCTTCGTCATGGTCATCCCTCCGTGACTTCACCGCGCGCGACTTTGCGCTGATGCGCGGCGACTTTGGCGGCTTGCTCGTCATCCGTCTCCGGCGTCGGCAGGCCCTTTCCCGCGCCTTGCAGCGTGTAGTTTTCGTTCGGCGTCGGATCGGTCGTCACGCCGAAATAGCCCTTCTCATTCGCGGCGTCAAAGGCGTCTTGCACCTCGGCTTGTCCGGCGTCAGTTGACGATGCCGCAGGCGTCGGTTCGGGTGCGTTGGTCTCGGTCTTGGCCATGGCGATGCATCTCCTGTTGGAATTGACGGATCGGAAGCCACTCGGCACGAACGGATGCGGCCAGGGTCGGATTGCCGCGGAGCGCGGCACAGCGGGCGGCATCCGCCTTGCGCCGTGCCGCGTCACGCGCCGCGAAAAAGGCGGTCCAGGCCGCATCCGTCGCCGGTTCACTCATGACTAGGCGGCCGGGCTACGCAGGACGGCGGCCGGATAGCGGTTCGCTTCCGTTGCCTGCATGTAGTTGAGCGGGTTGCTGACTTGCCACCCGACGCGGAACACGATCCGCAAGGCGGTCATGTCCTGTTGCATCAGGTTGTATTGGACGAGCCCCGCCGCGTCCGTGATGACGCCCTCGGTGTGGATCGTGACCGTGAAGTCCTGGCGCACGCCCAGCACGAATTGCGACGCTTGGAGGGCGAACAGTTCCGCCGCGCTCAGGCCGGTGGGCCACAGACCGCCAAGCGGATAGGTGGACGGCAGGCCCCAGATATTCGCGACCGCGCCATTGACATCGGAGAGCAGTTGCCCGTTCGCATCCCGCGCCCCCCGGAAGCGAGAGCGCATCGTCGGGTTACCGACAAACGCGGTCGGGAAGTAGCCATCGGCTTCCAAGGTGGCAATCAGTTGATTGATGTCTTCGGCGATGCCGCCTTGCGCGGTCGTCGCGGTGCCGCGGGCACGAACGTTGCCGGCCGCAATCGCCGCCGTGGTGATGTCGTCCGGCCAGGCCGCCGGCGCGTTCGTGCCGAAGAAGATCGCGGCGTCAAGCGTCCGGGCGATGGCGTTCTCCAGCAGCGGCCGGATATTGCCGAAGACGTCGAACGATGCATCGTTCAACACCGCGTCAGGGATCGGCACAATCGCCGCGATCTCTTCGATGTCGATGTACTTGTTTGACCAGTTGACTTCGGTCGTTTGCTTGACGCCGGTATCGCCACTCACGAAATAGGCGGTCGGCAGCGCCGCGAGGACCGGGAAGCGCGTTTGGTTCGTGGGGATGTTCAGTCGTGTGAAGATTTCGAGCGCGGCGCTTTGGTTTTCGAGCCCGCCCAGCATGATTTGGCTGACTTGCTCGGCAACCAGCGCCTGCAATTCGGATCGGGAAATAACGGAGTTGTACGGCATAGCGGTCTACCTCATGTCGTTGATTCGAGGCGCCGCCCCGAATCGCTACGCGGCGTGGCCCGTTGCCCGCCGCAATACCGCATTGATCGCGGCGTTCGGATCACGCACCGTCTCGCTTGAGCGCCCGCCGTCGCCGCTCCCCGCGCCCTGTTGGAAGAGGCGCGGCGCACTCTTGCGGACCTTGGCAAGCAGCGCATCGAGGTTGGTTGGTTCGTCGTCGTCGTCATACTCAAGGTCATCACGGATCAGCGCGTAGACGGCGAGCGGTTCTAAGGCATTCGCGGTACGGGCGGCTTCCAGCGCGGCCGCTTTGCCGGCTTTGCTCCGTGCCCGCGTCACGGCTGCTTCGCGCTCGGCTTTGAGGGCATCCCGCTCTTCAATGAGCTTTTGCGCGTCGCTCTTGTCGCGATCCTCGAAACCGGCAATCTTGGCTTGGAGGTCTTTGATCTGCTTGGCGGCATCCCGCGCGGCCTTGCGCTCTTTCTCCAAGGCTTCCTTGAGTTCCGCCCGATCATCGGCGCCGGACATCCCGTCCGACGTATTCGCGGCATCCCGCCGCGTCTGATCGGTTTGGTCCTGTTGATCGTCGGACATCCCGTCCGCCTCTCCTGTCCGGCATCCCGCCGGAATACGAAAAGCCGCCGGGCGGGGTATCGCACCCCAACACCGGCGGCTCAGTCCGTCCACCCGCTCAGTTGTCTACGGCGATTCTAGCACATCATGCGGCGCGCTTGTCTCGCCGTGCCGCCCGCTCTCGCGCTCCGGCTAAACTCCCCCGCCGATAGGACGATCCCCACGTTTGCGAGCGGTGCAGCGTTACGAAGTCCTCAAGCGTTACCTCATCCGCAGTATACGCCTGATACGCGGCCGGTCCTAGGATGCGCCGCTGGATTTTTTCAGGCTGCCGGGCGAACCATTCCGCGCCGGTCTGCCGTGGTGTGAACGTTTCGTTCACATCGAAACCAAGTTCTTTCCACGGCTTGACGACCGGACTCACGCTGCACCGGCAGTTCACGTGCATCCGCGCCGGTTCGTCGAGGTCAAAGATGCGACCGTCAAGCGCAAGACACGCCGGACACGTCCGCACGGAGAGTGCCGCCGACCAGCGCCAGCCCTTGAGCAATTGCCGGTTCGCCCGGTAGGTGTCGAGCGTTGCCCCACGATAGGCGCGGTGCATCTCCGTCCGCACGATCCGTTCCGCTTTCCATCGCGCCCCGCCAAGATCGCGGGTGATCTGCCGGGCGATGATGCGGCTATTCGTGCCGGCCGCCATCCCCGCCGTGATCCGCTCGGTGATGGTGGTTGCGGCATCGGGGCCGAATCGGGCGAATGTCTCTTGCAACGGCGAGTCCGGCTCAGCGGCCGCCACAAATCGGCTCAGGGCGTCCGTAGGGAGTCGCGCGATAGGCAAGTCCACCCCGGGCGGGATCGGCCCGTAGGCGGCCGTTATGTGCGCGACGGCAGCATCCTGGGCCAGGGTCACGGCGCGGCGTTCCGCGTCGGCGGTCTCGCGGCGCACGATTTGGCCATAACGGTCGAAGGCGGCTTCGGCTTGCACGAGCAGTTGCCGGAGTTCCGCTTCACGCAAGATGCGCCATGTGGGGATGCGTTCGCCGGACGCTTGCAACGTTGCAATCCGGGTCTGCATCGCGGCCAGATCGCGCTCGAGGCTGGTGATGGTTTGGCGGTACGCGGCCTGCATCCGGCGCCGGGCATCGCGCTCATGGGTTGCCAAGCGACCGCGGTAGGACGTGATAACGCGTTCTAGGTCCGACGCGCCCATTACGCGGCCTCGGCGTCGATTTCCTCATCATCGGTCGGTTCGCCGGCATCGAACATGGCCCGCGCCCGTTCCGCCATCGCGTCCGCATCGGCCAGGACCGACGCCACTTCGTCATCACTCAGTTTGAACGCCATCCGCAGAATCGCGGGCAACGGCAGCCCCGCCGTGTTCATCGCGACGCCGATTTCCGCCATCTCGCGTTCCGTCCGTGGTTCAGCCGATTCGTAGACGGCTTCCAGCGGAAACGCCAGGTCAATCCCCTGCATCCACATCGCGAGCGTCAAGGCATCTTCCCAGACGTTGCCGAAGGCGATTTGACGATCCAGCGCCTTGCGGACGAACGGCGCCTCCGCCGTCTTCAGCGATTCGCCGGACGGGAAGTCGCCGGTCAAGCCGAGATAATGGACCGGCACCCGCGAGACGCGGGAGATGGTGAGGTCGAACATCTCCACCATCGCGATCAGTTGTGTCAGATTCGCGGCCGCGAACTGGCCCACGTTCACATCTTTGCCGCCAAAGGCGATCAGGTTATTGATGCCGACGTCGAACGGCGTCTCGGGTTTGTTGGTGGCCGGGTTGACCGGCGGCGTATAGCCCGTCACCCACCATTGCGGGAAGCCCATCCGCTCTGCCGTGACCATCGCGTCGGCCATCGCCTTATTGAGCGCATCTTGCAACGGCAGCACATCGGCCAATTCCGACCGTCCGAGTTTGCCGGTACGGGCATTGTTACCGAAGTGATGGACCGGGATATTCGGCGCGCCGTCCCGATACCAGTCATAGCCGAGCGGCCAGGTTAGATCGCCGTCCGGCTGGTACATCTCAAACGTCTCCGCCTTACTCGGCAGGCCCGTCCGGTACTTGCTCCGGCTGATGTACTTCTCAAGCCGGTTGGGGAGGTAGACGTTCAGCCGCAAATAGTCATCTTCGGTGCGCCAGAGCTTGACGGCGAGAATGATGAGGTCGGGTTGTTCGTCGTCATAGAGGACGCGGACGGCTCCGGCATCTTGCGGCCAGATCGTCGGCACGCCGGTCTGCGGATGCGGCCAGGTGATGATGTAGGCGTCGCCTTCGGAGAACGCCTCGACGTTGACTTCACCCTCGCGCTTATCCATCCGGTTCTCCGTCCAGAGGTTCATCACGGCGTTCGCGTCGCCGCGTCCGGTCGCGGATTGAAAGCCGGTGATGTGCAAGCGATCCGCCAAGGCATCGACCACGGACGGGCAGCGGTTGTAGGTGAGGGCGGAAAAGAGGGAACCGAAGGCCGTATTGAACTTGGGGGTTGCAAACGCGAGGTCTTGAATCCCCTCGTAATAGTTGCCGTAGGTGGTGTATTGCGCTTGCTTGCCGTCGTCACGGAACCGCTTGACGGCCCAGGCGAGCGGATCAGCAGGTAACGTCATGGCTCAAAATCCCCACGCTTCGCGACTCTCGCCAATCTGGTCAACGTAGGCGACGAGGTAGCGAATATCGTCCATCCCGTGATCGCGTTCCTTTAGCGGTTGATCGCCCTTTTTGCGGCCGAGGCGCATGTCCCAGACGTAGGAGGCGAATTCCTCTTCGGTGCAGGTCGGTTCTGCGGCATCGACCAACACCGGGTCGCGCTCGATCAAGCTATCCCGCAGGAAGTAGAGCCGGGCGCGGTCGTTGTCTCCGACCCGCAAGCGTGCCTGCACCGCTTGAATGCCGTCGCTGACGGCTTTATGCGCCGGCGTCGTGTCGATGCCTAAGGCCCGATCCAACGTCGCCCGGTCTTCGGCGTCATGGTCAGTGATGACGGCCACCGGTCGGGGGTCGTCGCGGGTGACGGCTTTGATCGTCGCCGCGTGGTCGACCACGAGCCGATGCGTCATGTAGATTTCGCGCTCCCGGTACAGTTCCCCGTCCGGCGATTGCGCCCACTGTTGCCAGACGAACGGATGGACGTAGCCGAAGTCCACCACCCAATAGCGCGGCCACTCCGGCGGAATCGGGAAGCGGTCAATCACATGCACGTCAGGGTTGAAGGTTTCGTAGATGATGCCCTCAGCGGCCGCCCAAATGCCGTCAAGTAGACGCGCGCGCCGCACGCCGGTCAGGGCGCCGAGCTTGCCCAGGACGTAGGAGCGGCCCGCCTCGGTCCAGTCGGCGCCGTCCCAATAGCGCGGGTTGTCTTTGTGCGTGGAGCGGAGACGGGTGATCGTCCCGTCGTTCGCCCGCTGGTTCAGCCAATGCGTCGGCGCGTCGGGGTTGCAATCCGCGATCACCTGTTGATAGGGCATCACGCCGTAGCGGTTGCGGGCCGTCAGTTTTTCGTGATCGTCTAACACCAAGTCAGTTGCTTCGTTGACGTAGATCAGGTCGTACTCGGTAGACATGATCTTGCCGGCGTTGTCGAGGCCGCCGACCACAATCACCGAGCCGTTCGGATACTCGAATTGCGCCGGCTTGACCTTGTTGCCGCCAAAGAAGCGGACGCCAAATGATCCTGAGCCGAGGACGTCATTGATGAACGTCACGAGGGCCGATGCGGTCAGGCTCGTCAAGGTTTTGCGGACGAAGAGGCCGCGCATCCGGGGATACTTGAGCGCGGCGGCATGCACTTTCCAGAGACAGGCCAGCGTCTTGCCGGTGCCGGCCGGACCTTCGAGCAAGACTTCGGAGTCGCGGCATTCGAGCACGCGGCGGGCGCCGCCGCGTGGGGCATAGGTGACGGTTGTGGCATCACGCGGCGGGGCAAGCATTAGATGGCATCCGTATCAACGCCGACGATGCGGACAACGGTGGTCGTCGATTCCACTTCGCTGCGGTCAACCCACTGGCCCAATTCTTTTGCGGCCTGCTCTTGGAGCGCCCGGATTTCCTTGACGAGCGCGGCATCGAAGGCGAACTCTTCGACCAGTTGCGCCGTGCGGCCCGCGCCGATTTGCTTGAGTTGCCGGACCAAGAGGCCGGTCTCGCCGCCGGCTGGCACGCTCCGATCACCGATCATCTGTCGGAGGGGCGTGATGGTCGGCTGTTGGGCGTCCTCTTCGGCCATCGCCTGATATTCCGCGCCGCGCTGCTCAATGACCCGTAACGCCTTCTCATGTAGGGCGTTGAGTTCCGTAACGCGCTTATGCTTCTTGGCGATGGCGAGGCGGGTCATGGCCCGGTTGAGGTCTTCGATGTGATGGGCGACTTGAGCGGCGAAGTCGGGATGCTGTTTCCAGCGATCCAGGGTTGCCCGATGCACCCCAACCCGCGCCGCAATCTCGGTATCGGACAGATCGTCCTCAGCGACCAAGAGGACCGCCTGCTTGCGTGGCTCCGTCCAGACAAATGTTGTTGCGTTTTGTCGCATCGTTCCCACACACAAAAACCGCCGGCTCCGCATCGCTGCGTCGTCCGGCGGCTCATCACGTCCACCCGCTCAATTGCATCTAGTCTACATCATGTCAGCACGCGCCGCTGATGCGCGGCAAGATGATGGAAT